ATTTGTTTAGGGGGTTCTCGATGGTATTTTCGTCGATATAATCGCTTGAGTAGGCGCCAATAGCAAAGATTGCTCAATGATCGTGCTGTTATTAAGGGGATGTTACACAATCGTCTCAGCACTTCTTCCATATTGGTCACTTCATATTCCACAGTTACTTCGATATCGTTTTCACGGGTCGCATTACTCCATTGGGTGGTCTTGAGTCTGTGATATTCGTATTCCATAGATAAAGTCGTTTGCAATTTCGGGTTATAAAAAGCAGGGGTCTGTTTCCGTTCGCAACTGTATTGCACCTTTGAAATCGTAGTCATTTTGTTGTACTGTCATCAAAGGTAGGGTTGGCTTTCGCCGGGTGAACTATCCATTTACTCCCTAAAGGAACTAACTCTTTCCCTGAGATTCAATATTCAGATTTGGTCTTCTTCAGCTTTGCAGTGATCTCTTCTTCCTCTACCTGTAATCCTTCATTCGTATTCAGACATGAATGGGTCCAGAGGACAACGGCATGTCGGGTCTTATGGTGCTACTTACGCTCCAGCCACAGTCTAGGCCTAACCTCCATTAATCATCCTAATGTCTGAATAGCTATGCCGGATCACTTGTAGTTGCCTCACCTAACGGGTTGCGGTCGAAGGGAAGGCCGATAACTAACGCTCTCATCACTGTCAGATCTATCTTCCATCTTTCCATTTTATCCAATTATCGGGTGCCATGCCTTGTCTTGTTGTAACAACACAAAGGGCACGGGAAAGGTGAAGACAAAGTCATCACCAGCGGCTACATAAGCCTGCATTGACACTGAGTTCGATGGTCTGAAGACTCCACTTGCCTCTCCGTATAGATTCGATCGGGATAACACAGATATCATTAGCACTCCATTAGTTTGAAGATGTGGGGCGCTATTTCCATACATTGCATAGCTAGTAAGGAAATGATATGGTTGAGCATATGGTACTTCCACGGCCACTGCCTTCTCATCTACTATATGTTGCACTTCCAAGGCATATCCGCCTCCATTTATCAACGCAGGGTCGTCCATATCTAATGTATCAATCGCTTTCGGTTCAGTCGCATAATAATTCGGCAAGTGTGTCACAGATATGATTTGGTTGTCGAGGTTATTTGAGTCAAATATGAATTTATACCGCATGCTTCCACTCCATCCTGCGTACATTCTCGAATAGTATGAGATTAACGCAGAGTTATTTCCAGTATTGGGTGTCACAGGTATCACCAGCGCTTGCAGTGAATCCTCATTCGTAGGGGGTGTAAACAATACATTGTATGCGGGTCCATATCGTCGCACCACGTCACGTATGTCAGCGGTCTTGGTTTTGCGGCCGACATTTGGGTGGGGGTCGGGATCGGCATTTTCCAATTGCATTCGAACGATCGGGGTGCTTGAGGGCGCTCCCTGTTGCTCTGCTTCGCTCATATGTCCATCGTTTCGCAGTTCTTTCTTTTGCCTACACAATGATTTAAGTTTTTCGGCTATTTCAGAGCTCATCGCTAGATCTTCACTTATTCGTGCTACGCTACACAATCCTTTCAACAGCACTTCGATATCCACTTCCTCATCGTCGCTAATCGTCGATGCCTTCTCAGCAATGATATCTACATTCTTTTGCATCACTCCAACCAATGACTTCAGCTTAGTTAGTTGGTTTTTGAGATTGCCAACTAAACCATAAACTTTACGCCACTTCTCTTCTGTTACGCTCTTCTCAAACTTTGCTGTTGCCGATTCCAATATATCCAACTCATTACCAATGATACCTAAGTGCTTCACACAATCATATACATACAGTTGCCACTCGGGTTCGCAATCAGCATTTGCCATATGTCCGTCATTTCGTTCATCAGGGTTTCGTCTAACAGTTGGTGCCGGTGTTTGTCGTACGGGTAGGGGATAAGCTTTCACTGTCTTCCCAACCTGTATGGAAGGCACTTTATTTTCGGTCGCTAAACTCAATCGGGGTTTGTCCAATTCAAAAGTCTCGCCAGCGCGCACTGATATTATAATGTCAATTGTGCTCGCCACAGATTCAGGGGCTCCTAAACTGTTCTGCACGTACAATACCATTTTTCCCAACCAACTTAGGGGTCGGAAACTCACGGGATCTGGGTCGCAATTATACAACCAGGGGATGTTAGCGTTGTAATCCATTTGTAAACTATATTCGCGGTTTTCGGTGTTATGTAAATCCATAGTCACATTCGGCCAATTCAATGCCACGTCCAAGGTGAGATCCTCGGTCTGCGTGTATCCATTAGTAAACACAGCTACCAACCTTCCGGTATGGAAGTGCGTCGCCACAATGGAAAACGTAAAAACCAAAGGTCCTCGCCAATAGAGGAAACGCTCCGCCACCATGGCTACCCAAGTAGGGGTACCAAGGGGACCTCGTAGGCCCACAGGCAGCAGTGCTCTTGTGTTCAATATAGTTCCAGGGGGTTGCGTCGTTGACCACTGCACAATTTCTAAAATGGAATCCAATCTCGAAAGATACAGATAATCCATTTCCATCTCCACATTATTTGCATGGGTCCGGTTATCAGGTAGATAACAATCGTCGGGGCTCAATGATAACAGTTTGAGATAGTCTTCTCCAACGCCAAAAGACATTTGAGAGAATCCTACACGATGTACAGATTCAACCTTTGATCGAGGGCGGTCGAACAAACCAGCAATCGATGCCAGTTGCGCAACTCCACTTGCTAATCCAGTCACAGTTCCAGTTATTGAGTTAATAGTTTCGGGGATCGCTCGAACAGTTTTCATGACATTTCCTACTACATTCGTCATATGTCCGGTGTTTCGTGATTGTTCAAACGGTTGGGTCACATAAGTGAATCCAAATTTGTCCGGTCGCGCTATTTCTCGGAAAAGTTCCACGTCCAAGTCTCCACTTCTCGCATCACCTTTCAGTCTCTTGATCTCATCTGTCAAACGGGGTGTAATATACGTCAGCGCGGGATTCACAGGGATGTG